AGTAATCGTCATACGCCTTGTTAAACTGGGCACGTGTTGGGAACTTTTTGTCTTGGTACAAAGAGTTTATCCGAGAGTTGAGTTCGGGGTATTCTCCACAAACCTTTCGAACCTTTGAATCAAGACTATCAACATACCCGAGTTTTACCATACATACAAGATACTCTTAACCTTTATAGAGGAACAAACCGACACACCATGTTGTGTCTCGGAAAGTCATAAAACGAATCAATGGGATGCCATGCGGCATGTACAAGTTCGGATGGAAATATAATAGTTCTTCCGGGTTTCATTTCAATGTTCAATGGGTTTCCATAATACTTCAAATTTGACCAATAATCCATACCTGTATGACCATCAATGTCTTTCAGACCTTTGAATATTGATGTTCCACCGGAGCATTCTTCATCTGTATTCAAAAATGTAATCATTGTAAACTCTTCATTTGGTTTTGTGTGATCAAAATGTAATTGGGCCCACTCAGATGTTTTTGGTTTTATTTGTTTAAACCAGTTTGTACGTATTCCATTTCGAACGAGCTCTGTATCGTTTCCATACACGTGTTTAATTACTTTACGCAAAGGCTCATCAAATGGAAACCCCTCGTAATGTGAAAAAAAGTGTCGACAATCGTAATAGTCTATAAAGTTACGTGTCCCTTTCGGCATTTTCCAATTAAATGGCGGAGAATATATAAAGCAATTTCTCACCTTGACCCAATCTTTGAACAAATTATCGATAATAACAACATCGTCAATTTTTTCAACTTGAAATTCACTGTTTACTGCAAATGCGTCTGTTATTAAAACGGGTTCTGGAAATTTCATATCTGTTATGTAATTATATTTATGTGTCTATCGTTGAACGCAATACCATTAAACCGGGTAGTTGCCGCACACGTGTATGCACCCATATTGTCCCAGACAATCCATGACCCAAAGTCTGTACCTTCTGGTACCTCGTACTCCTTGTAAATGATGTCACCCCCATCACATGTGCATCCGAAAATTGTACGTTTGATAGGTTGTCCCTCAATTTTGTTTCCAAATTCGTCATGAACCTCCTTGATGTGGGGTTGAGCATGATCAAATAGGATGCAGTTGAATGCACCATACAGGCTTTCACTGATTGTGAGGCCCGAACCTTTTGTTCCAATCACAGGTGTGTGCAACTCCATCACACGCTCAACGAAAAACCTGCCGGGTTCGGCAACCAAGGTGACGCCTGGTGGAGCACTGATAGTCTTTGGCAAACCGTGAGTATGACTAAAACCACCCCCTATATCTATAATGTGCGGGGAGTACCCGTGTTCCCGAACCAAGTTGAGTGCCTTTTCAGCCTTTTCCATAGCGTCATAAAAGACAGTTGAACTCGATGCAAATGAACCGACGTGAAAGGAAACTCCAATAACATCAAGTCCAAGCATCCTCGCCGTGAACAAAAGGGTGTCCCATTCGTGCTCCTCGGCACCGTACTTGACACCGAGGTTGCACCGAGCAGATGGATCATCTGCCCGAATTCTCAAAAGGAGTTTCATTCGAGGAAACTCTGCCGCAATCTTTTTGAGCTCGCACACGCTATCAAACGTGGTCCGCATTACGTTATTTTTTCTTGCAAAACGAATATCTTCCATACGTTTGCACGGATTTGCATAAAGAATTCGCTCTGGCTCAACCCCCAAGTCCAAGACCTGTTGTATCTCGGCCGGACTTGCGCAATCAAAGTTCGACCCAAGATTGGCGAGTTCTCGCACAATCTCTGGAGTCGAGTTACATTTGATTGCATAGTATGGTTTTACATGGGGAAGAGCCTCGGTCCACTCTTTGTACACTTGCTTGAGTACTGGGAGATGAAGGACATAAAAAGAATCTGTTGAGGACAAGGGGGGTAGGGGTACCCGCCCGAGCGAGACCATCAAGTGGTACTCTGTCTAAACATTTTTATTTCTAAGTAGTATGAGCACCCGTCGCAATTTGCTTTTGAAACAAGTGTCACCTAAAAAAGTTTCGAGGAGGAACGCCCTCATGAAACAGTCAAAAGGCCTTACTAGACGTCAAGCACTCATGCGTCAAATTGGACAAGTTCCTTGGATAATTACCCCTTACAAAAACACAAAAGGTCGTCCGTTCTATGTAACTCTGAAAGGGAGTTATATAGTACGAGTCGATGGAAAGTCAGTGTATGGGCGCAAGTCCAAGTCATGCAACGTGCCCAAAAAGATACGTTCAAAAAAGTGTTGAGTAATAATAAATGTTTGGCCAAAAGAAAACTGGGTTTAATCTAGCATCTTTGAAAAAGACGGCGAGTTCTTTTGGTATTACACCAAACTCAGTGAAAAAAGTCGCAGGTTCTTTTGGTTTCACACCAAACTATGCTAAAAAGGTTGGAACACAATTTGCAACTTCAGCCAAGGCTGGTTTGAATGCACGGATTAATCGTACTACGACCGGTCTTCAGCAGCGCATCGCAGGTGCACCCCCTACACCCACTCCCATTCCCGTACAGATACCTACACCTATCAAACCCCCAGGGTCTCTTTAAACAGCTGCAGCCTGAGAAGCTGCGGCAGCCTGAGCAGCCTGAATTAAAGCTGCGAGTTTTGCCTGAAGTTGCTGATTTTTAGTTGCTTTTGTTTGTCCGAGTTGTTCTATGAGGCCGTTTATAGCAACATTCATGTTTTGCTGTGCTTTACGTACGGCGTTTGGTGTTGGAAGAGCTGTTGGGTCAGTAATTTGTTCAGTTGATGGAACAACCGCCTCGACTGCCTTGATATTTGGCAAACCACTTGCCGCCGCCGTAGCTGCAGCCATCGCTTCAGCCGATGGTGCCTTGAAAGCCTTGAATGCAAAATACCCTGAAACACCCAAGCCAAGTATCGATGCAACAAGTAAAAAGATTGCAAAGTTAAAATTGTTTCGGGCATTTGCGTCCTGTTGAGCCGATGGAAGCTTCAGGAAAGTATTGATGAGGGCTAATGAAATTGCTATACCGAGTACAGCAATAACACCGAATGCGATTGGGATCATGGTTTCTTTGAGACCCATATTACTATGTCTCAATATTTTATAATACGCCTCCAATTTTGAATGTGGCCCCCCTGTGTACGATGAACCACAACAAAAAGCAACACGCAAAAAGTACCAAGAAAGCTATCCAAGTGTTGAACAAATTTTGTTTTTTATTTTGGTCAGCCTTGTCTCCGAGACTGTTTTGCTGTATCCACCCGGCCAGAGTTCCTACAAAGACTGCAAACATACTGAAAGTGCATGCTGCGATGCCATAGGATGCAAGACGAGCAACCCCCTGTCCTGCATTCTTTGCCATGAGAAGCTCTCCTGCACCTGGGACGGCGTACCCGACAGCCTTTGCTGCAAGTTTTCCTTCTATGCTCATTTCTACTATCTTGTATATACTATTTTTTGCCCGAGTATTTTTTCAGTCTTTCGAAGAGCAGATGTAAAGTTTGGTTTGGACCACAAGAGCCAACGGGACCAGAAACCAGCCGTCTTTGCACCTGACTTTGACCAGTTTTCCCGTCTGGAACGAAGTCCATTTACTGACCCTGCGTGGCGACGCACATAACTCTCCATACGCTGTTTGTTCTTGTGCATCGTATAATCAGAGTACCCCTGGAGACCAAACCGAACCACTGCACCGTCTGGGAAAACCGCCATAAACTTGTGCTTGCCGTTTCGAGCCTTGTACAATTTTACGGTCATTTTATACTAATTCTTACAGAGATATAAATTAGTAAAATAAGAATGATGACATTAAAAACAATAAACCCTGTAATATAAGGGAAGGCAGTGTCCCGTACTGCGTTATTTTCCAAGATCATATTTAGGATCTGCTTAGTAAGAGTTTCCTCCTCATCTATTTCACTCCCCATGGATCGCTACCTTCCTATTCCGAAGCAAAAAAATGAACATGAAATTACGAAACTCGGTCGTGCTGTGTGTGTTCTTGGAAAGACGGGTATCGGAAAGACGTGGCTTATTCATCACACGTTTGAGAGGTACCTTGAGTTGACCGCCGACATCTTGCGAAGTAAGCAAACCACTAGTGAATTCTTAATTAAAATTCAAAATTCCCCCCTTCCCGTAGTTCTCGATGAGTACGAGAGTGTATATGATCTCATTGGACTTCGGGAAATAAAAGAACCACCGTCCCTCGGACAATTTGTAGTTATTTCACAAATACCTGTAAAGTTCGACTTTGAAATGAATGTGTACAATGTGCCAATAAAAACCCCATCTGAAATTAAAAAACTCTTCCCAAAGGCGGATCAAAAAGTTATTGAGACGTGTGAAGGAGATATTCGTATTGTAAAACAAAGTCTTGAATTCAAGTCTGACATAAGAGACAAATTTCAGACACCTCGAGACTTTTTAAACTCACTTGTATCCAAAAAAACAAATGTTAACCCTGCCCAGTACATAGGGTATCCCATTCAAGAACCCGGAAACATTTCATCAATTTTGCATGAAAATTATGTGGATGGAAAAGGGAACTTGGCTGAAATTTCATCAATGTTCAGTGTTGCAGATATAATAGAAACAAAAGTGTATGATGGAAGTTGGGAGTATCTTCACTACTTTAATGTCTGGGGGTGCATCATGCCCGCAGTCGAGCTCAAGCACAGTCTTGTAACAAAGTTAAGACCGGGTTCTACATGGACAAAGTTCCAGAACATGTGTATGCGTGAAAAACGACTTGAAGTTCTTTCAAAAAGAACTCCGGGAAAACGTCTATCATTCGAAGAAATGCTTCTTCTTCGAGAGTATGCTGAACATGAAAACGGTGAAATTCTACGAGAGTACAACCTTGAACCCCAAGACATCGACGTTTTGAACCATTTGAGTCCTCTTCGAAAGATAAAAGCCAAGACGGTAGCATCTCTAAAGAAATGTCTAACGAGTCAGACGTAGAGGAGTATGTTCAGGTTCAAGGTTCCGATGTTTACTTTTACTGTGAAGTCTGTGAAGTCACGGTTCTTGAGTTGAATATGAAACTCAAGAAACTTGAAAAAGAGCTTCTTCACAAGTATCTCGACTTGGACATTTCTACAAAACCAGAAATTCGGGTCTGGATCCGAAGCGACGGGGGTGACATTCATTCTGGGCTCAGTGCTATGGATGCTATAGCCTCCATGACACGTGTCAAGGTGAGAACCATCGCCGACGGGCTGTGTGCGAGTGCCGCAACCTTCATTCTTTTGGGTGGATACACGAGGCATATGACGCCAAACTCATACATATTAATACATCAATTAAATATGGATGGGTCTTGGGGAAAGTTCCAAGATTACAAGGACCAAATGGAAAATTTGGAACAGTTTATGGAACGTTTTCGTGAAATTTATTTGAAAGAGACAAAAATACCTGAAAACAAGTTGGAAAGAATACTCAAAAGGGATGTGTACATGAATGCTAAAAAGTGTCTAAAACACGGTGTTATTGATTCTATGTGGACGTAGGGGTGGCATCGTCAACTGGAGGTGGAACCTCGACAGCCTGAGCGACCAGGGGGGTTGCCTCCTTGGTCACCTTGACTGGAACCTGAGGTAGCTTGATAGCCCCCTTCTGGAACTTCTCAGTAAACTTCTTGTAAAGAAAATAGCCAATCACAAGAATGGCAACAACGGCGACAATGTTGAAAATGTTAAAAATTCCGCCTGATTTAATATCCTGAATGGCAGAACGTTTCACGTGGTCGACAACGGGGACTGCGGCCTGCATATACTAAAATTTCGTGTTTTTTCTACGGTTGGGTAACGCACTCTCTTATGTTAAGATGGATGCGATACTCGAGAAAGCCTGGAAAGACTTTGAGGCTCTACGATGTGTTTCCAACGTAGAAGTTCAGAGTTCAAACGTTGAAGATTATTTGTGTCGTTTTTGTGGGCACCCTAAAACGTTTGATGGAGTTGAGGTTGATCTCCCAACCTGTACCCAGTGTGGAGCTCAGGATAATGCATTCATAAGTGATGAACCTGAGTGGAGGACAGGAGCCGAGGATACTGGTGAAATTGATCCGACCAGAACAGGTGGGCCAATTTCCGGTGAACTCTTTTCGAGACAGTGGGAGATGAATACCATGATTACCGGAAACTCCACTATGAAGAAAATACAGACGCATCAGGCTATGAATCACAAAGACAGAGCACTTTTCCATGCATATTCAGAAATGGACAGAATTGGAAAAGGTACTCTCGCACTCCCGGAAACTGTCATGTATGCAGCCAAACTCAAGTACAAGGGGTTCACTGAGGCTGTATTGACTCGGGGAGCCGTGCGGAATGGCATCAAAGCAAACTGTATTTTTCAAGCATGCAAAGAGATGGGATGTCCTCGAACAACACAAGAGATTGCGGATGCGTTTGGTATCCCTCCAAGAGACATTTCAAGAACTTTTGACATGTATCAGGAGCAAAACCCTGAGACTGAGGTTCACGTGACAAAGCCTGCTGATCTGGTTCCGAGATTTGTTAACCACATCACCATTGTTCCGGAGGAGAGTAAAGGGCGGGTCAGAATGCAGATTATTAAAAAGTGCAATGAACTTGAAGAGTGTGTGGAGCTCATGGGACGTACGCCAAAGGCCATCTGCTGTGCAGTTATTTACCTCACGTTGATGAACATGAACCTGAAGCCCGACAAGAAGGAAATTTGCAAAATTTGTGATATTTCCGAACCAACTCTTGTTAAAATTGAGACTATTATTAAGAAACTTAAAACATAGACTGTTTAATTAAGAAATGTCTGGCGTTATTCTATTTGTCAGCACTCCATGTTATGGAGGCATTTGTCTTCAGGCGTATGCAGAGTCTATGCTTCGCCTTCAGCGTGTCTGCGCCGCCAATAGCATTCAAATGATGCTTGATACAACAGAAAACGAGTCCCTTGTCCACCGTGCCCGTAATCTTGCCGTTGCTCGTTTTTACCAAAAGACCCAGGCGACCCATTTTTTGTTTATAGACGCCGACATTCACTTTGACCCCGAGTCTGTTATCCGTCTTATCAAGTCTGGGCATGACGTGGCGGTTGCAGCCTACCCCAAAAAGACCGTCATGTGGGACAGTGCCGAAAACTATGTCAAGTCTGGTGAGAGCGGTCGGGACCTCTCTCGGGTCGCCTCGTCCCTCGTGCTCAACTTTCGGTATCAACAGACTCAGATTAAAAATGGGTTTGCCGAAGTGCTTGACGGTCCGACAGGGTTTATGCTCATCAAGCGTGAGGTCTTTACAAAGATGTTTGAAAAGTACCCAGAGTTGCGGTGTATTAACGACCACCAGAATAAGGATCTCGACGAGTACATTGCTGTTTTTGATTGTATGATTGACCCTCAGACAAAGAGGTACCTTTCGGAAGACTACGCCTTTTGTCGGCGGTGGCAGCAAATGGGCGGTCAGATTTTTGCCGACTGCATGACCGTCCTAGGACACGTGGGAAATATTCGGTTCCAGGGAAAGCTAGACGAGCGACTTAAAGCTTAAAAAACTTGTAAAATAAATGGTTCTTCATATTTGTGCAGTCACACGCAACAAGTCTATTAGCGCAACAACCCTGCACACCATGATGAACCTGCATATGATTTGTATGCAGAGAGGAATTCATCTCGAAATTCACTTTGTAGAGGATCGGTCATCTCTTCCAAAAATTATCAAGACGGGTGAGCGTTTGTTCTGGATGGAGTATGGAACAAACCTGAACAATGAAATTTTGAGTAAAGTGGTCGAGCCATTTGAAAAGGGTGTTCAGGTTCTCGTGTTTCCGGCAGTCAAGGAGGGTATCGATTGGGGCTCATTTGAGAAAAAGACCAAGGCGGGAAGTAAGGAGCCAGCCGGACAGAGAGGTCTCCAGTTTGACACAACTGTTGGTAAGAAGCTTGCGGACGGTCTTTACGAGTGTGAGACGACAAGCGCACGTGTGTGGGCAATGGATACCAAGCCCGTGGATAAAAAGATACGTGGAGGGAAGGAAATTATCAAATTGCCAAATGAGCCCGAACAAATGTTCAAAAAACTAAAAGATATCGGAATAAAGGTTGGTGTCGCAACCGAGGCGATCGTCGTGTGTCATTTTGTGCACGAGTGCTTTGGAAATATTCTCGAGGCTTCCGGAGTTCGCTTGGAACCCTAAAAGTTTCGTGTTTGTGGGAGGCTTAGAGTTTTGATGTTTTCTAGTATCAAGGACGTACATGGGGGAAACCCTTTTTCGTTTCATCCATGAGGCGTGGAAATCTGACGGGACCAGATTTCCAGGACCTCAACCTGTTTCGATAGAGCGACGTCATTTTCCTTTGCTCAAAGTCCAGCCCTATTTCGTTTGTGAAAAGACGGATGGGGTTCGCCACCTCTTGGCCAGCATTGAAGACGGTGTATTTATTGTCAACAGAGCCTTCAATGTAGAACCTGTCAAAATAAAGGTTCCAAGAGACACACTCCTCGATGGTGAACTTGTAGAGACCAAGACGGGGAAAAAGCTCTTTATGGTTCACGATGCGGTAAAAGTCAAGGGAGAGGACCTCATACAAAAGCCACTCGATTACAGGCTCGAGGCGGCGAAGAAAGCTGTAAAAACCATTATCAAGACGGCTCAAGCCCCCTTTGAGATACGTGTCAAGTCTATGGTTCCTTTAGGAACTCCTTTACCGGATACGTTCGAGTACGACATTGATGGGTACATATTTACACCTATTCAGGAACCTATCAGAATGGGGACTCACGAGACCATGTTCAAGTGGAAACCCCGGGAAAAGATAACTATCGACTTTGAACTAAAAAATGGGGGAGACTTGTATGTACAAGACAGAGGTGTGCCTTATTTGGAAGCACACCTTCATCTCAAGAATCGTCGGCCAAATTTGGCTGACGGGACAATTGTCGAGTGCGGCTACGGAGACCTTGGGTGGTTTGTAGAAAAGATACGCACAGACAAGAGCCACGCAAACAACAGAAGGACCTATTTTAGAACTCTCGTGAATATTCGTGAAAATATACAAAAACATGAACTCGTGTAATCAAAGTGACTTTACTGGTCTATACCATGCCTGATAAAACTCACCTCGTAGTGTCTGTATATCAGGTAACTCAGATACCTTGTCATCGTCTTTTATAAACCACTTGTCGAACCGTCTTACAAGGAGGGCATAGTGCCCACCGTGTTGGACACCTTGATGGAGGATACACGCAAATAACTTTCGTCCTTCAAATTCAAAGGGTATTTCAATTGGGAACTTGTGTTCATACATGGAAAATGTAAAACTTATAAACTTGGGCCACCTAGAAATGTGATGAGTAACCTCAGCCTTTGGGTGAAGCTCCCCCTTTTCGTCTTGGTAATTTTGAATCAAAATTGATTTTTGTTTATCATCCATTAAATCTTGGAGACGACATGGCTCGGAGACATCCAATAAGACTGTAGTGAATGGGGTATTTATTGTTGAGGAACCTCCCCAATATTTCGTCTCTTGGACTTCCTCACCGTTAAACAAGTCTGTGATGAACTCCTTTCCAAGGGATTCCTCAAAGACATCTATGAGAACAAGGACAACCTCCTGGGCATCATGTTGTTGTCCAAAACAAAAACGAGGGAAGCGTACACGAAAAGCACCTAGAAGATCACTTGGACTTACAGGACTTTTTTCACCTTTTACAAAAAGCTTTTTTACAACTTTTTGGTACTCTTTGGTAATATCACACGTACAATTTGATAAATCGGCATCAAAAAAGTACTTTGTGAGAGGTGGGACATGAGCCAGGCACTGGATAGCCGTGTTAAAATAACACGAATTGCCTAGGTTATGCAAACCTCTCATTGTACTTGGTAAACTTAAAAGCCTATTCTCTAAGTTTTCGTGTACCTCAAACACTTAGAGATTGAGTGTGTATGTTCAGTAATGGATAAGATGTTTGCCCGTTGGGCTTCGATTATCGAAGAGTACAAGAACAAGCCGGATACTGAGATTGAAATTCGGTTTGGCCGCAAGTCGAAGAATACTTTCGACACGAATGTCGGTCCAGAGACTTTTAAGAAACTTCTTCAGTCTCTGAACAACTACAAGGGGTGGGAGGAGACAAACCACTCAAGTGTGACTGTCTATTATTTCGATGGCAACAAGAGACTGACGGTGAATGATGAGACTGAGGAGCAGATTGGAGAGATTAAGAAGCGTGTCAAGGTGGATGACTTTGAGCTAGAAGGTCACCCATTTGATGTTCGACTCGGTATTAGTACGGAGAAACCATTCGAGTATGATGGTGAAGAGACAAGTACAGAGCAAAAGACCAAAGAGCGTTGGTCTTTTGTTCGCAAGAACCTCTCTATCGACTTGAGCATGGTGAAGGGGACCCCGGAGGACAAGGACTGCGACCAAGACACAGTGTACCAGGTTGAGATGGAGATTATCGACCCTTCCAAGCTTCAAACAAGAGACGAGTTATATAACCTTTTGTATAAGGTGTTTGATATACTCAAGTGCGTTTAATAGTATTTGCAAACTTTTCAAGTGCTTTTTGAAGGTTCGCCTTTAGAGGTTTTCCCCGTTGTCCCGATGGAAGTCCCCGATAAATAGTAATAAAGTTATTTGCTCTCTGATTCGTGTATTTATTCCCAAGAACAACTTTGACCATTCTTTTAATCTGAAGTTCCTCTTCAAGAGGTTTCTGTTGTGCGGCACGTACCTTCTTGGCCTCGACCTTTTCCTCCTTGCGTTTCTGTGCAAGTTCTTTGCCACGTGCTTCGCCAACCTCTTGCTTCGTCTTGAGACCCCTGTGGTTCTTTATAAAACGGATGAGGTTTGTCTTGTTTGATGAATTGGTTGCTTGTGGAATACCCAAGTTTTTCGCAATGGCTAAAAGTTCTGGTTTTGTTAAACGAGTGACTTGGCGTCCATTTATGCGTAGAATGTCGTTATTGCCCATGGTGACATTGTGCGTTCTGTTTCCGGCCGTCTTGACATTAGTTCCAATCTTAAAGATGTTTCGAACTGATTGAGGTATATTGACACCTGCATTTGTGTACCTCTTTACAACTGTTTTGCGTCCAGCATTTATACCAGCCGGAATAGCCGCCCAGTATGGCTGTTTGCCTGGTCCTGGGCGAACGTAAAACCCGGGCTTTGTTGCGTTCCAGCTTGGGGCACGTCTGTTCGAGGTGTTTGCATACACCTTTTTGTTTTCTGAAGGCACCTCCAAGTTTAATCCAAATTCATTCTTGAACACTTTGCGTGTGTGGTTTGGAATATTCACCTTGGCATTTGCATACGCCTTGGCGACCATGGTGGCGTTCTTTTTTGTGAGTTTCATGTTGAGCCACTTGTACAGACGTGGCTTTTGGTTTGGCCCGGGGCGAATGTAAAACCCATGTGGGGGTATAACAGTGAACGATTCCTTTCCAACCTTGTAGGCAAACCCACCTCTTCCGAGTTGCCGAGCTATTGGATGGTTTGGATAATTTTTATTCACAGGAATTGCTTCATTTACATTCTCAAAAGCATACTGGAGTGAAAAAAGAATTTTAACAAAGAATTTTCGAATGTCATCGGGCATACCATTTCCTGGGTATGAAAACAGTACTATTCCACTGCTAAACACCTGATATGTAATTCGGGCCGGTTTATACTTTATAATAACAGCTGGAATTTTACGTTTTACGTATTCAAGGGCGGGTCCTACAGGGACTTGCTCTTCCTCATCGTATCCTTCATTAAAGTTTTGGCCCAAGTTTCTTTCTTGGTAGTTGTATCTTTCGAGCATCTTTACACCACCTTTTCCTCTTTTTGGTTTTATACCAAAATGAACCTCATAGGCACTTCTGTCAAGGACAGAGGCGGCTCGTGCAAACTTTTCGGTATTCACCTTTTTACCCAAAGAAAACTTTCCGTTTATAAGTTGAAACTCTACTAATTTTTCACGCAATGTATCAGTTGCCCAACCATTCTCTATAATGGCATCCTTGGCCAAGTCCCATGCATCAACTCCAAAAATGTCAAAATATGTTCTGTAAAATATGACAGTAAACCCGTCAAACTTCACCTTGATTGAACGCACTTTATCTATGAGTTTAGTATTTGTCCTAAAGTTTTTAAAGTTGTTTGTGGTCATGTTTCTTGTCTTTGTCTTGCGAATAACCGCATGAGAACTCTTTTCAGGGAATGCCGAAATCTCTTCAAAGTTTGTACCCATTGTGAGTATTTTTTCAAAGGGAACTGAGTACTTTACCTTTGAAACCATAGTTGTCAGTTTGACCCCGGAGACCCGGGCGTTTATGTTTCGTTCTGTGTTTAGTTTTTGAAGATTGAATTCAAAGTTTGAAGGGGATAAAAAACTTCCATAATTATTCATATCTAAAATACGTGTACATTTAATTTTCCGACTGAACCAAGTCAACTCCAAAGATGAATGGCTGAGTTGCATATGTGACCCCGTTGTAGATGCGAGAGTCCATCTTAACCTCGAGCTCCCTTGAACTAAACGGACCTGCGTAAATATCCTGGTTGAACTTGGGCTTGTCTCCGAGCGCATTTTGGCTGCAGTGTTGCTGGAAGTGTGTGATGAAGACCTTTTGTGGGATGAACAAGTCTGCGCCGTAACGTATCTTTTCTGAAGACAAAAAGTGCTGAAGAGGGTTTGTGACTGTTGCCACCTGGTTCTGAACAACCTTGAAGTACTTGGGCAAGACGTTCCAAATGTCCTTGTCACTGTACTTGTGTGCATAGTCGAGGTATGCCCGCAGACACTTGCACAAGATGGCGGGAATCTCCGCCTCGAGCTTCCTCTCGAGATGGGGGTCGGCTTGATCATCAGCAATCTGTCGTCCAAAGTTGATAGTCACCAGACGTCTCAGAATTGAACCGGAATTATCCTTCCAGTTTGGAACTTCGTTTCCTCCCAAGATGCCGGGCGTCTTCCACTGGATGGTTAACGCAGTATCAAACTTGCGAGCCACGCTCACATCCTCACCTGAGACGAGAGACTGGAACTCAGCCTGTTCGAGCTGCAAGTCACCCTTGACCTCAGGACTAATAAACATAAACCCATTGTAAATACTTGACAGACCAAACTTCTTTTCAATATTGTTAGAGAGCACCGACACATCTTCAATTTCATAAAACTTGCGACAGACCTTGGTTATCAGTGTAGACTTTCCCGAGCGGGCGATACCCTTGAGGAAAGGAATAACTTGCCACCCGTCAATTTCATTGACATCAAAGCACAAACGACCCATGAATACATAGACCCACTTGGACACTTCATCTTCGAGACGCTGATAGTCAAGGACACGCTGCATGTTAGGTGTTGGAATGTTCCACCAGTCTTCAATATCTTCACATGGGTCAAATTCAAGGTCAAAATACTTGCAACTTACGATGGTCGGATCCAAGTTTTTAAATTCTGAAGAGTTGTAATCATAAAACCGAATCTTGTATTGTTTCTCTTCTTCAATCCAGTCTTTTCCAACCAAAAGACCATTTTGAAATGACCACACATGTCTGTCCTTTTTAATTTCTGGAAACTGAAAGTCAATACAGTTTGTAAGGTGTCTCACGACATCATTTACAAGAGTTCCTTTGCTTGTGAGATGCTTCCACATTTCAGGATTGTCCTCTTTTTGGGTCACATCGTACACAAAGTCCTTCACTTCCTTGACGGGTTTCCATGCACGTGTGTTTCGAATTTGAGTACAGCACTTTCCTTTGTACCGTTTGTAACCATTCTCGTAAGCCTCTTTCAAGAGGTACAACAAAAGACTTTGGTACGAAGTCAACTTGTCATCATCCTTTAGGCTCATATCGCTGTTATCAATTGCAAGCGTTGGATTATTGATTCTGTTGTACCTGCGTTCCCAAATATTGTATTGTTCAAACATTTCTTGTCGGTCCACAATAAGTCTGCGAACACGGAATTCAAGTGTAAATTCATCTCCATTTATATCTTTACTGGACACCTTGTTTGCTTCAAGTGAATCGATACGGGTCAAAAGGGTTCTACAACTATTAATAAAACGTTCCTTTCGGATCTTAATATGTTCACGTTCATAATTTCTGGGATACCGGTCCTGATCTCTCTCTTGATTTTCCGGGAAAAGTACAAAGGCCCACATTTTTTCGGCGGCAAGTGTATTTCCACGTATATCAAACCCAGCATCCTTTTCTGCTTCTAATATCTTTGATTCAAGTTCCTGTATTGTCCACGAGTTTACTTCACTATTCTGATTTGCAATTCTAATTTCTTCTTCATGCTCGGGTGTTACGTTTTTGCTAATTGTATGGACCATTGATAATCTCACGTCAGACTTTTTTAAGGCTCGGTGTCCTCCTTGACCTCAGGAATTGCCTTGGTCTTCATCTCGGTTAGAATTTTGACGAGGATTTTGTTCTGCATTTCGAGCTGAGTAGCAATCTTCTCTGTGGCATCCTTGGTTGCTGTCAGAATGGTTGCAATGGTTTCACCATCCTCAGTTGCAAGGAAACTTGCCATGGCCTCGAGAAAGTCAGGTCCCTCCTCAAACTCCTCCTCCTCTTCATCCTCCTCTTCCTCGGGTGGGGGTGGTGGTGGCATCTTTGCTGGGGGTGCTGGACGGCGAGACATTTGTATTAATTATGTAGAAAATAGGTCGTGATTAAAATCGCAAGTAATACTAAATGCCTGGTGGAGCTCTTTTGCAACTTGTAGCTTACGGAGCACAAGATGTGTACCTCACAGGAAAGCCAACTGTGACCTTTTTCCAGTCTGTATACAAGCGCCATACCAATTTTGCCATGGAAGCAATTCCCCAGACTTTGGCTGGTATCCCCACCCCTGGCGGTCTTGTGTCCGTGACTCTTTCCCGGAACGGTGATCTGGTTGGTGACATGTGGGTTCAACTTCAACCAACTCCAACAACAAATGCTCAGCTCACCTCAAACAACGTAGTTGCTGACATGTGCTGGGTCGCCGAACGTGCCTTCAGCTCTGTGGAACTTTTCATCGGTGGTCAGTCTATCGATAAGCACTACCAGCTGTGGTTCCGTCTGTACGCCGAGTGCTTCCTTTCCGAGTCTAAAAAGTTCAACTATGGCAAGTTGGCATCTCTCCCAGTGCCAAATAACGTCAATCAAACATCCACCGGGTACGTGTACCTGCCTCTGCTCTTCTTCTTCAACCGTTTCCCCGGTCTGTACCTGCCACTGACAGCTCTGCAGTACCACGAGGTTCGCATCGATTTCATCATTGCTCCAAATTATGCAAACTATTTTGGCACAAATCCTCCTCTCGTCATGGCCAACTACATGTACCTGGAAAAGGATGAGCGTGATAAGTTTGCCACCAAGAACCACGAGTACCTGATTGAGCAAGTCCAGCACGTGAACGGCGACCCTGTCGGTAGCTCTTCTGAGAATACCCCAAGCGTCATTCGCATCCAGTACAACCACCCAGTAAAGGAGCTCATTTGGGTGTACCAGAACGGCGCCCCATATTCCAACCCCAACTCCATGTGGAACTTTTCATCGAATGTCGCAAACGTGAATATGACTATTGATACAAACAAGTTGTGTCAGTCTGGTGCTCTGTTCCAGCCACACAACACAGGAAGCCCTATTTTGTATGTTCCATCTACTCTGTCTTCTAACTTGTACGTGTCTCTTCCAAGTGGTGTGACACAGGGTTCTAACCTGTCTGTTCAGTCGAACGTTTTGACCGGAAACGTCTTCTGGGTCGAGGCTGGTTTGCCACAGTACGGAACTGCCAACGTGTCTTACGGACAGGAAGTTGGTCCTCTCCACAAGTTCAAGTTGATTCTGAACGGAACTGACCGTGCTTCTGAACAGTTCGGCAAGTACTTTAACCAGTACCAGCCATACAAGTACCATACCGGACACCCTTACCCAGGTATTTACATGTACTCGTTTGCCCTCAATCCGGAGGACCTACAGCCAAGCGGTGTGTGCAACTTTAGCCGTATCGATATGGCCCAAGTGGCTGTCAGTTTGAAGACGGGTATGCCTGCAGGTCTGGTTCAACAGATGTTTGC